CCAGAAACTAAAGGGCGCGTAGCCAAAGCCGTTGAAGCTACAGGAAAGTATTTATTTTCTCCTACGGGAAGAGAAGATTTTTCTGGTACTGAGGTTCTTGGTGGCGGAGCTACGGGCGCAGCTTTAAGTTATGGCGCGCCAGCCATCATGGAAGTCGGTGGAAAAGTTTTAAGTGCCATTCCTACTGCTCCTACTAGATATGCTGGAACTGCATTACAAGCTGGCGGTCAAGCATTAGCAAAAGTGCCAGGCGGTAAGCGCGCATTGGTTGGCGGTGTTGGTGGCGCAACCACGGAAACGGCAGAGCAAGGTTTGGAAATGATGGGCATGCCACGCGCAGTAGCCTATCCTTTNTCNGCTTTAGCCGTTGGAACGCCATCATCAATAATTACCAATTACTTAGGGAAAGCCCTTAATTTAGAAGGCAGAAACCTAACAAACATATTGCGTACTGCTGGCAAAGAAAAAGCGTTAAATATATTAGAAGACGCTGGATTGTCCCGTTTGCAAGCTCAAACTGAACTAGAAGCTGCCCAGCGCGTTGAGCGTCAGTTATCCGAAAGAGGGATAAAAGCCGAGTCTAGGGCAGAAGCCGCTCAAACAGGAATGCCAATGGCATCTGAGCGTCAAGCCGTGCTAGACAAAGTAAATCGCGCCAAAGTTGAAGCGGGTTACGCGGCCAGAGATGCCAATATGAGCTACGAACAAGCTCAAGCATTAGTTAGCCAAGCTGAACAGCGGGTATTGCAAACAGAGCAAGCCGTCAATAGTTTGCAACAAGATTTACTAGCTTTGCCGACCATGACCAAAGAACAGTTTGGCAAAAGAATCCAACAAACCTCTCAAAAGATATTTGATGACAACCAAGCCTTGCGTAAACAGGCTGGTATTGGCAACGCGATTGCCGCAGCTGGCGACAGACTGTCCGTCTCTACCGCCAATGTAAACCAGACTATTGGCGGTATGTTAGAGAGCACTCGCAATCCAGTAACTCGTCAAATATTGATGCAAGTTCAAAGAGAGCTTGACACCAAAGTTGGCGAAGATACTTTCCAAGGATTGTCATTAAAGTCTGCTGATAACCTTAAAGGTTATTTAGATTCAATCATCAATGCCAAACAATTTGGCGATACCAAACTAGACAAAACGATTGTGTCTGAGATTCGCAAAGTAAAAGGCGAGCTCATGCAATCTATTTTGATGGGTAATAAGCCTTATTTGGAAGCTTTAAACAAATTTAGAGTGCTATCGCGTGGTTTGGATATTGTTGAGCGTAATGGCGCGTTGGCTAAAGTTATTGAAAAAGACCCGCTATCGACCGCTTACAAGATGGATGAGGCTGCGGTAGTCGGAGCGGTAATTTCTAAGGCTAGAGCTGGAAATAAGGTCTTTGAGAAGCTTTTGGAAGCCAACCCTACCCTACAAGAGCCAGCAAAACTGTATTTCACCAAAGAGTTGTTTGGTCAGGATGTTGCGCCAACAGACGCAGTTATTAAAACATTCCTTAAAAACAATGAAATTCCGTTAAAGCAATTAGGTCTTTACAAAGATTTTAAAGACTTGAGGACTGCTCAAAGAACCGCAAAAGACGCGGTTGAAACCGCCAAAGGCTTTGAAAAAGGCTACAAGGAAGGCGAGAAAATTGCTGGAGCAGCCGCTAAAGCTGCCGAGCAAGAACAAAAACGTTTAACGGGTATGTCTCAAACTGCTCAAAAACGATTGTCTGAAACAATCCAAGCTGCTGAACCAATGGAAAAAATGTTGGCTCGTAGTGAGGCCAGAGCCCGTCCAGCTGAGGTGAAACTCAAGCAGCGTCTGGGCGCAGCTGAAAAGACTATGGAACAGATTAACGGAGTTGAAAAAGAATACAACTCTTTGGTCAATGATTTGTCAAAAATGAGCCCTAAAGAAATCCCTGGAGCAATTAAGTCAGCGGCTAACAAGATGCTTAAAGACGGATACATTACTCAAGCAGAGCGTGACGCTTTTGTTAATGCAGCAAACAAAAATGCCAATCAACTTAAAGATGCAGCCACCGCTCGTAAATGGGTGATGGGCGCGGTAGGTATTTTAGGCGTAACTCAACTTGCATCCAAACTAACACCAATGGGCGATGTCCCAAAATACTACAGATGAGCAAAAAATCCAAAGGCGTAAATCCCGATCTGGAAGCAGCGGTTAGCAAACTGCTTCAACAAGTCATGAATGATGACATGGCTTCCTTGACCGATAAATGCAAAGTGATTGACCGCGCCGTCAATATTGAAAAACTCAAGCAAAAAATCTCGGATGATGAATGGGGTAGTGGGTTTATTGCAGTAGATGATGATGAAGGTTAAACTATGAATTGTTTAACTTTTACGGGGATCAATCATGGATGCAATCACTCTTATTCGCCTAGCGTTAAAAATCATCTCAGACCGCTTGATTACGATACTGGCTCTCATAGCCTCAAGCGTCATGTGCGGTTGGACAATGTGGAATCCCATGTGGGAACGGGTGACAACATTAGCCATATTCGTAGTATTTTGTTACCTTATAGTCAATGTCAAAGAAAGGACAAAAAATGAGCCTCAAACCGAAAGCAACGGGTAGTAGCGGTAGTACACCCCACAAGCGTTCATCAGAAAACAATCAACAAATAGCTAAATCTGTTCGCCCACAGTTACCGCGTGATGGTTCTGCTGATGGACTAAACACTACTTTAACTGGCAAGATGCCAGCGGGTTATACATCCGTATGGAATTTTGGTGACAATCGCAACACTAAAGATTCTGCCACTACCAAGCCAGAAAAAGGCAGAAGGATTATCAATGGCAAATAATATCGCTTTTCAACCAATGGGGAAAACGGTAAAAGTATCCGTTACAGGTGCTGCTAATACGCAATCTAATGTGTTTACGATTACTGCTGATAGTTCATCAAACCAGTATTTTTTATCAAATGCCGATATAAATAACGCTGTTTATGTATGGATAAGCCCTACCAACAGTTTTAATGTGGCATTGCCTGATAATGGTCCTGTCTATGTCATTCCATTGCCACCATACGCTTATAAAGTCATTACTGGACCTCAAGTAAGTCAATCAGGTAATGTGTATGCAAGAGTTATTGGCGATGCTGCCAATGCGTCTGTTTATGTAACCCCAGGAGAAGGTCTATAGGGGATAGAACCTAGCTTATGAGGATATTGTGCTTGATGAATTTGGATTTTTAGCGGGTGCAAAGGGGATAAGCGAAGGAGTAAAAAGCGGTAAAGAAGCTGGCAAAATCATCGGAAGTTCGATTGAAGATGTCCAAAAAGAAGCGGTAGATGTAGCACAAAAAAGAGCGCAAGAAAGGCGTAGAGCGTTACGAGAAGCAGAATTAAAGAAGCAAACAGCGTTAATAAAAGCGTTAGAAGATTGGAACAAAAAGAAACAAATTAGCGACCAAGAAGCAAAACTAAAAATAGATTTTGTAAAGAAGTACGGTGCTAAAGAATGGGAAGCAGTATTAAAAATTAAATTAGATATTGAAAATATAGAGCGCAAGGCAAACGAGGATTTTCAACACGATTTAAAGGACATACGCAGAGTACAACTTATGTGCTTTGCTTTAGCGGCCATTATTGCGTACTATTTAACTTGGGGATACAAATAAAAGGAATTTTTATGAATATCAAAGAGAAATTACAAGCCGATTTAGATGCGGCAAAAGCGCAAGTTGCTGATTTAGAGCAAAAGATTGCTAACATTCCAGCAGAAGTAGAGCAAATTGCTGAAGAAGCATGGGATAAGGTAAAAGATTTTTTCAAAGGTCTATAAAGTGGGCTGGCTTGAACAAATTGCACCTACTATTGCTACTTGTCTTGGCGGTCCTCTTGCTGGCTTGGCTGTTACAGCGGTATCTAAAGCCTTGGGAATAGATGAGGACAAAGTAAACGATACGATTCAAGACGGCAAACTGAATGCAGACCAAATTACCTCTATTAAACAAGCTGAAATCGAATTGCAATCAAAAGCTCAAGAGCTTGGCCTTAATTTTGAAACTCTGGCAGTACAAGATAGGTCTTCTGCGAGAGATATGCAGAAAAGTACCAATTCATTTATACCTCCTGTTCTGTCTATATTGGTTACAGTTGGTTTTTTTGGTATTTTGGTTGCTCTTATGCTTGGTAAAGTAGATTCCAATAACCAAGCCCTAATGATTATGTTGGGCAGCCTTGGTACTGCTTGGACAGGCATCATTGCGTTTTATTTTGGTAGCTCGGCTGGCAGTCAAGCTAAAGATCAACTGCTACATCAATCCACACCGACAAAATGAACCTTTCAGAACACTTTACTCTTGAAGAACTAACACATACCGATCATCGGGAGTTTGATAACACTCCTAATGTTGATGAGACTGCCAATTTAACCCGTTTGGCATCATTTTTAGAGCAAGTCAAAACTGTTCTAGGTGGCAAGCCCGTCATGATTAACTCAGCGTTTCGTAGCAAACAAGTAAACGATGCCGTAGGTTCTAAAGACACTAGCCAGCATCGTATTGGGTGCGCTGCTGACCTTAGAATCCCTGACATGACACCAGATGAGGTGGTTCAAGCAATTATTGCTTCTGGCATAGGTTACGATCAAGTCATTAGAGAGTTTGATCGCTGGACACATATTTCAGTACCAAGCCATCCCGAAAATAAACCTCGTCAGCAAGCCCTAATCATTGATAAAGCGGGAATTAGAGCGTATGCCTAAAAGCACGAATCTTTCCGTTGGTCGTGGCGAGAAGCTGTCAGTAAGTCAAGGCGGAGGATTAACAGCCAAAGGAAGAAAGAAATACAACCGAGCAACAGGAAGCAAACTAAAAGCGCCAACAAAATCAGGGCCAAGGCATAAGTCATTTTGTGCTAGATCCAAAAGTTGGAAGGGTGAGCGGGGCAAGGCTGCTAGAAGGCGTTGGGGATGCAGATAGATTCACATTACAAATCTCTATTAAAGGCAGTCACTTGGCGCATTACAGGCAGCCTTGATACTTTTGTGTTGTCTTGGATCATTACAGGACAAGCTCATCTTGCAGTCACCATTGCTTTTGTTGAATTGTTTTCCAAGATTGCCCTGTA